CAGCCACAGTTGCAGCTTGGTATGTACCCGGTTGATGACCCACAGGGCGTTAGAGATCCAAGACCAGATACAACTTACATCACGTCTGGTCGTAACGGTTTGCAGGTACAACAAGGAAACAGTTCCAGTGTTTTGCAAAATGGTGAGAATGAAGGAGGTAGCCGAATTATTCAATGGGGGTGGAATCCTGTTGGTGGTTCGGAATTTTTTGATGCAGCCCTTACGCCAAACAATTTGGCTTTGACCGTTGCAATTGGTACAGTTACAATCGTTACAACGTAGGAGTTTATAATGGCTAATAAAGAAATGGACAAAGATCTTGCTCAAGACAAAAAAATGATCAAGAAAGCTTTTGGCATGCACGACAAACAGTTGCATGAAAACAAAAAAACAAACCTAACAAAGCTTAAAAAAGGCGGAGTAACAGGTCAAGCCATGCGCGCAGTTGGTCGCAATATGGCACGTGCCAACAACCAAAGGGGCAAGTAATGGCTAATTTCAGCATGAAAAAGGGCGGTAAAGAAGTAGGTCCTGCATCTACTTATGCCGCTCCACATACTTCTGGCGGTAAAATGTTGGAAGAAAAAGACATCGGGTTTTCTGTTGAGATGCCAACACGTAAAAACTGGACACCTCTAAACGGAAGCGTTTCTATTGGGCACAATGACATGGTTGAGTCTACCGGTATTGAGACACGTGGTAATGGTTGTGCTACTAAAGGAAGAATTGCTAGGGGACCAATGGCGTGACATACACTGAGCTTGTAACTGCAATTCAGTCTTACACGGAGAATCAATTCCCCGCCGTATATCTTGCTGATGGAACACAGGAATCTAGCACTTCGCAGATTAACCGTTTCATCGAGCAGGCTGAACAACGCATTTACAACACGATACAGTTCCCAAGCCTGCGTGCAAATAAGATAGGAACACTTACGGCGGGCAATTCATATTTGTCTTGCCCTGATGATTTTTTATCGGTTTATTCGCTTGCGGTTATTAATAACGGGACATACACATATCTAATTAACAAAGATGTTAATTTTATCCGTGAAGCATTCCCGACTGTATCAGCTGCATATTATCAGCAACCACAGTATTACGCGCTTTTTGGGCCAAGATACGGTAATGTAGCTGAACTTAGTTTTATTATTGGTCCAACACCAGACCAGTCTTATCCTGTAGAACTGCACTATTACTATTATCCTCCCACTATTATTCAAGGCGCCATTTCTGCAATTACAATAACTGCCGGTGGAACAGGGTATACCAATGGCACATACTACGATGTTCCTTTAACGGGCGGAAATGGAAATTCGGCAACTGCTACCATTACGGTAGCGGGCACAGCCGTTACAAGCATTACTCCAACAACCGGAGGGGCGTTATATTCTGTTGGTGATTCACTTACAGCACCGAATGCGTATATTGGTAGCGGTGGGTCTAATTTTACAGCGTCTGTTAGCGCCGTAACAAATACAACAGGAACCACATGGCTTGGGGATAATTACGATTCTGTTTTGTTGTATGGCGCTTTAGTGGAAGCGTATACGTTTATGAAGGGCGAAGCCGATATTATTACGCTCTATGATACTAAGTACAAAGAAGCACTTGCAGAAGCCAAACGTTTAGGTGATGGCCTTGAGAGACAAGACGCATACAGGTCTGGTCAGTATCGTCAGAAGGTTACATAAAATGGCATTTACTGGCAACTGGGCGTGTGATGTATTTAAGACCGGCATGATGAACGGGGTGTATAACTTTACATCCGGTAACTTCTATATCGCGCTTTACACCAATTCCGCCACACTTAACCAAACCACACAAACTTACACCAATGCGGGTGAAATTAGTGGTGGCAGTTATACAGCAGGCGGTCAATTACTTGTTGTCAATCAACTTCCAACAACAGGATCAAGTGGAGACACGGCTTATGTATCTTTTGCCAACGCGGTTTGGACAGGATCTATAAGTGCAAGAGGTGCTTTGGTATATCTAAATAACGGTACAACAAACCCCGCAGTTTTTGTTTTAGATTTTGGTGCGTCTAAAACGTCTAATGCCACATTCACAGTTCAATTTCCCGCCGCCACAAACACATCAGCGATTATTCGCATTTCTTAAGGAACTAATATGACTAACGAAAAATCAGGATTTGGAGACAACGCAATAGCGACACTACAGACCAACGCTAAAGTACCAGAGGGTATGGGCATTGAGGGCTGGTACCATGTTGTGTGCCGAGATGCACAGGGTAATCTAAAGTGGGAAGAAGAGTTTCCTAACTTAGTGGTAGCTGTAGGTAAGCAGTTGATGCTTGACACTTTGCTTAGAACTTCAGGAACTTATACGACTGTTGGGCCTTTCCTTGGTTTACTTAATGCAAGTATCACTGCCGCAGCAACAGACACGATGAGCACGATTGTGCCTTCTAAAGAGTTTGTCAACTACACGGTTGGCGGTTCAGCAGTGCGCGGTACAGCAGTTTTTGCTGCGTCTACAAGTACAGGTTCTACACCTTCTAACGTTACATCAAGTACAGCTACAGCAATTACTTACACAATCACAAGTACAGGCGGTACGGTGTATGGTTGCTTCTTGGTTACAGGCACTGGCGCGGTCAACACACAACTCAGCACTGCGGGTACTTTGTATTCTGAAGGAAACTTTGGTACAGCAAAAACAACGACAGCCGGAGATACTGTCAGCGTTACTTTTTCGACCACCGCTACGTCTTAATTAAGGGGTATGTATGGCCTTTCTAGTCAAAGACAGGGTTTTAGAGACATGTAGTGCGCCGGGCACAGGCTCAGTTACGCTCCTTGGTGCTGTCACGGGGTATCAAGCCTTTAGCGCGGCGTTTGGTTCTGTTAACGGCACAACTACATATTACTGTATTGCAGACCAAGGCGGTGCTAATTGGGAAGTGGGTCTTGGCACTTGGAACACAGGCAATACGTTAAGCCGTACCACAGTACTGTCTTCTAGCAATGCAGGGTCTTTAACTAATTTTGCGTCTGGTACACAAAACGTATTTTTAACATACCCGTCTGAAAAAGCTGTCTATATAGACCCAACAACAAGTAACGTATCGCTTGCAACGCTTTCTACTACGGGCGATATTACGATGTCTGGAACTGGAGAAATCCAAGTAGCTGCGGGTACGACGGCACAAAGATCAGGCTCTCCTGCAACGGGCATGTTCAGGTATAACACAACTCTTGCTCAGTTTGAGGGATACAACGGGACGATCTGGGGCGGTATTGGCGGAGCACAAGCAGGTGGTGCAATTCAAGTCAATAACACTACAGCATCAGTTAGCTATACCATCGCAACAGGCACAAACGGTTTTTCAGTCGGCCCAATCACAACAGCATCTGGAGTTAGCGTCACGGTCGCGAGCGGTCAACGCTGGGTAGTAGTGTAATATAAAGGATTAATATGAGTTCAATTGCATCAGGAACAACTACCACTACCGCTTTGGTATATACGGCAGATACAACAGGCAATTTGGTATTGCAGACTAACGGCACGACTACTGCGGTAACAATAGGTACAAATCAAGTTGCTACTTTTGCAAGTGGAATAGCTTTAAATGGTGCGACTGCGGCAGGAGGGGGATCTTCAATAACTTTACCTTCTGGATACGCTTATTCTTGGGCAGGTGGCAATGATTATTTGACTGTTAATACATCAAGCCATTTAATGTCATTTGTTACAAATGGCACTACCCAATTAAATTTAGACACCTCTGGTAACTTAGGATTAGGAGTTACTCCTACTGCGGTTGCTAGTTATCGTGTATTAGATATGAGTGGCGTTTCTGGCGGATATCTATCTTTACAAGTCAGTGGCACAGAAACTGCAAACGTATACGGAAATACAGGCGGGTTATCTTTAACTGCGGTTGGATCAAAAAATATTGCTTTTTGGAATAATGGTGTAAACACCATGACACTAGATAATAGTGGTAATTTGTTGGTTAACACTCCAAGTCAGTTAAATAGCGGAAAAGTCTGCATTGTTTTCAATGGTTCAGGCACTAATGGCTTAACCATGCAGACAACTTATGGTTCTACTGGTAGTGTTTATTTAGGTTTTTATAACTCAGCAAACACTTTGGCTGGTTATATTTCTCAAAACGGAACTACAACAGTTAACTATGTCACATCGTCTGATGCACGTTTAAAGACAAACATTGTTGACGCTGATTCAGCAAAAGCAAAAATTGAGTCCATCAAGATTCGTAAGTTTGACTGGGTTTCTGGCGAACATCAAGATTTCGGTGTTATTGCACAAGAATTGTTTGAAGTTGCACCAGAAGCTGTAAGCGTTGCACAGACAGAAGAACAACTTTGGGGTGTTGATTACTCTAAATTGGTTCCATCGCTCATTAAATATGTGCAAGAACAACAAGCAATCATTCAAGAACTATCAGCAAAAGTAACAGCTCTAGAAGCAAAGGTAGGAGCATAACAAATGTCATCAAATCTTATTACCGCAGACAATGGTGTTAGTTCTGGCGTTACTGGAATTACGCAATCAGCAGGGAGCGATGGAACCTTACAGCTTCGCACNACNNCTTCGGGNGGCAGTGCAGTAACAGCACTTACGCTAAACAACTCCCAACAAGCAACCTTTGCTAATACGATTAACGTACCTAATACATTTGGGTTTAAGAACCGTATTATTAATGGTGCGATGGTTATTGATCAAAGAGATGCTGGGGCAAGCATTACTCCTACAACATCTAATACATATTGTGTTGATAGATGGTCAAACTATATTTCACAATCAAGTAAATATTCAATTCAACAAAATGCAGGCTCTGTAACACCGCCAGTAGGTTTTAGTAACTATTTGGGTGTAACTTCTTTATCTGCTTATTCTGTTGGAGCAAGTGATTATTTTCTTCTAATACAAAATATTGAAGGCTATAACATTGCAGATTTAGGGTGGGGGACGGCAAACGCTAAAACAGTTACTTTGTCATTTCAAGTTTATTCTAGTTTAACTGGCACATTTGGTGGCGCATTAAAAGGTGCGTCAGGAACAGTTTATTCATATCCATTTACCTATTCAATATCATCGGCAAATACTTGGACAACAATTTCTATTACCATACTTGGACCAACATCAGGAACTTGGACATCAAATAATACAACTGGTATTCAACTTTCATTGGGATTAGGTGCAGGTTCTTCATATGCAGGAGCCGCAGGTTCTTGGCAATCTGGAAGTTACTATTCAGCTACTGGCGCAGTCAGCGTAGTCGGCACAAACGGAGCAACCTTCTACATCACAGGCGTTCAACTAGAAGTAGGAACCCAAGCAACATCTTTTGATTATCGTCCTTATGGTACTGAGTTGGCTTTGTGTCAGAGGTATTATTATAGTTTTTATGCGGGAGATACCATAGGTTACAGTATTAATACGACTCTAGCTGT